GGTGTATATTCAGATATATACCTTACAAAATTTTCACAATTGCATTTATGATTGCAATATTCACATTTTGTATTATTGCAATATTCAGCTAATTCTTTACCAGTCATCTCATATCTCCATTATTCTCTCTTCTGCAATCTCAAAATACTTTTCATCCATTTCAATTCCTATAAACCGTCTATTAAGATTCCGACAAGCCACACCGCAAGTTCCAGAACCCATACAAGAATCCAATACAATCTCATTCTCATTTGTATATGTTTTAATCAAATATTCAATTAAAGATACTGGTTTTTGTGTTGGATGCAGAGATGAATTTTGTGTGTCTGTAGAAAATACCTGAATACTTCTTGGATAACGTTCTGTAGACTCATATGTATAATCATTCTTCATTTCACCGTAAACATCGGTTTGTAAGTCTTTTGAACGATAAGATTTCTTCTTTTTGTGTCCATATGTCTTTTGCGGATTATATGTACACTGCTTTTTATAAAATACACTAATTAACTCATGATTTCTCATTGGCTGACGTTTTGCATTTAAGAAACCTGTTCCTTTAACTTTATCCCATATCCAATCATATTTATAATTTTTCAAGTTACTCAATCTTAAATGGCTTGAAAACGGCTCTGTTCCAAATAAAACTATCGCACCATTCTCTTTAATAACTCGATTGTATTGCTCCCATAGTAACTCAAATGGAATTACTGTATCCCACTTACATTGTGTAGTACCATAAGGCAAATCTGTAATGATACAATCAATTGACTTATCGGGAATTTCCTTCATCAATTCGAGACAATCGCCTTGCCATAACTCATAATTACTATTCTCAAAAATTTTTCTTCACCAGAAAGACAGAATTCTCTTACGGTTGCAACGCCTTTGTCCTTTCTGTATTATTTTTCTCTTTTTAATACCTTAAAACGCAGATTTAATAGTGAAAATTTCACTTTTCTCTATATAGAAAATCAGGAGAAAATGGACTTGATTTTCTATAAAACCTTTTGTCATAAAAGTCTTGTACGGAGATACACCCTTCTTGTCTATTGGATGTAAACAATTGATTACATTTACAATTTTTAACTCCACAATTAAATATTTCTCCATCCAATTGCTCTTTTACATAATCCGTCCCATATTTCCATACCATAGAAGTGTTATTAAAATCTGTACTCTTATATATCAATGCATCGCCACAACAGCATTTATTTGTTCCATACTGATGCATATCGTTATCAGCAATACTATAATTTAAACCTCTTTCTTCCAGTTTTTTAATAAAAGGCTCGTACAATTTTAATCTTATTTCAGGTTTTAGATTTAGTAATCCCATTTGAGTAAAATCAGATGGTTTCAATCCAGTCAGTTCTAATAAATATTCTTTATGTTCTTTATTTTGAGGAACTAACTTTAATCCTTCAATCGTAAAATTATCAGCATCGTGAAATATATCAATAATTTCTGTTGATGTAATACCTGGAATAAATGGTTGAATTCGTATACCAACATTAAAACCTTTATCCTTCAAACTCCTACAAAACTTATATCTCTTATGTATGTCGGCTACATTTGGCTCTATATCCTTTCGATTTTCTATGTTAGTGACTGATAATTGAAATGTATGTAATTTCGAACTTATATCGCACTCATATGTAGTATCAGATTTCGTGCTGAACAAAATATGAATTCCATATTTATTGGTAGCATCAATTAGTTGCTTTGTAATACCAAGTCTATTTTCTATTGGTTGAAATGGGTCACTCATACCTCCACAGTGCCATGTATAACCGTTATATATAAGCATATCTAAAAAATTATCTTGCTTAACTAACTTCTTTTTAAAAATATTTTCTAATTTTTTCTCTACTAATTTAATATTTCCAATTTGTAATGTCTTTTCAAATTCCATAACTTTACGATAGTTTGCAAAGCAGTATTTACATCCAAAACTACACGTTTTATAAGTATCTACTCTAATTGGAAGTCCACAAATTGCAAATTTACTGCTTACATTCAATGGATTAAACTTTTTATATTCTATTTCTGTTCACCATAATACTTAGTGCCGCGCAGCTTTACTCACCAGTGAACATTCATATTCCTTTCCATAATATTTTCTGTTTTAATCTGTGAAAACCGCCTTGAATAAGACTAAAAGAATTGTTATAATTAAATTTACAAGACGGTTTTTCGTTTTGTTCTGATAAGCACTCTAGTTAAGTTTGCCGACTGAGTAGAGTGCTTATTTAATTGGAAAAACATTGCATTTTTACTCAATTTATAATATAATTTGATTATAGAAGTCTCTTTTGCTGACGAAGGAGGCGTTCATATGAGTATATACGAAACATTAACATTAGTTTTATTATCATCAAATTTGTTAATTTCTATTTTAGAATTTTGTTGTAACTCAAAACGGCGATAATTCGTCTACGGTTGGGATTAGGGTTCGAACCAATAACATCCAAACCCAAAAGAGACTTCTTTTTAAATAAAACAGATTTTTCATGGTTGTTGTATTTTGTACTTAAATGACAATGGACACCCATTATCAATATCGCCGCCACAACATTCCCCACCTATTAAATTGCATTGATATTCGGAATATCCCGTATCATTCTCATAATAACTCTGTTCGCAATATTCACAATCTTCCCAATTCTGTTCATAAATTTCTTCCATATAAATTATTCTCTCTTATCAGCAATACATTTGATATTATTTTCAATCTGTCTATATGTCTCATTTGCATTCAGGATACTCAACACAGCACTTGATAACATATTTTTTGTAGAATTATCAAAAGTATCTTTCATCGTTTTGTTAATATCTTTTCTAACACCATCCATAAATTTATCTAAATCAGACTTAATTATTTCTTCTGGATTAAACGACCTATAAATATATTCTTCAAAACCTACATCTTCAAAGTCATCGGAATATGAAGATGTCCTTCCTTTTTTCTTTACTCTAAGAGTCTTAGATTCAAGTCTATCCTTTAATTCCTTTTTTATATACTGCTCAACAGTATATTCTTTCTGCTCTTCGTCATCCCAATAACTATTTCCGCCAACTTTAATTGTTGTTTTCTTTATATACTCGTCAACAAACCTTTGAAAATTTTCTGATACAGTATCGCTAATAACACGCTTTGCCAAATCATCTATTGTCTTTTTTACAACCAATGTAACCTGCTCTTTGACAACCGTTTCTATATTTTTTTCTATCGTTTCCTGTACAATACATTCTAAATTTTCTAAATCAATCGTTGCCTTCATGTATTATCTCCTTTCAACTTTTAACTAAATTATGATTTTCTTCCAATGAAACCGATGTTCTAAGACATTACTGAATTTCATATTCACACTCTTCAGTACCCTCACAAGTTTCAATTACCTGAATTCCCATATCTTTTAAATCATCAAAAATACAATCTGGATGATCATACTCGCTTGCTTTATCATAAAGCACATCTGCAACTTTTTCTCCTTCTTCTTCATTGTCAACGTCAATAATTATACTATTAATTCTTCTTACTATCTCTTCATATTCAATTGTATATTTCATATTTTTTCTTTCTCCTTTATTTCAGATTGGGTACTTATCAGAATGTTCAGGAAAACCCTAAACATTCCTTCTAAGAGAGGAGGTTATATGAAAATATCTGTTTGAGTGTATTTAAACACTCTAATAAGTACCCAATCTTTTTAAATCCCTTGTGTAGCTATGAAACCACACAAGGTTAAATATATTAATCTGTAATATCCACAATCGTAGATCCGCTTCCCTGTACTGTTGGCACATTACCATTCCATTTATCAATCTTCTGTTTCTCAATCAGTTCTGGTGTAAGGGATTCAGCAATTTTCCTATTTGCTTCTGCCTCTGCTTCAGCTTTAATTCTAGTAGCCTCTGCCTGCCCTTCTGCTTTAATCTTCGCTTGTTCCGCTTCAATAGCAGCCTTTTCTTTTTCCTGTTCCGCTGCAATTAGAGCAACCTCTTTATCCTTATCCGCATTGATTTTTGCTGTTTTAG